GTATTCAATTCGGAGACCGGCAAGGCCATGATCTCCGTGATGCTCTTGTGTAGATCCAGCGCCAGGCGGATCACCAGCTTCATGGTGTCGCTGGCGCTTATTCGTTTTTTTCCTGCTCCAGTGCCTTCTCGCCCATGTGGTTGAGGCGCTTAGCCACCGGCAGCAGCCGGTCAACCAGGGATATGGGCATGGCGTCCATCAGCTGCGGCACATCGTCTTGGGTAGCCAACGGCTCTCCGTCCTCGTTGACCATACAGGCCACGAGCAGGGAGACCATCCACTGGAACGGGTTGTCGATCAGGGGGTGGCCGCTGAGTGGGTCAAAGTTGCGCTGCTGGTAATCCTGCAGGCCGGCGACGGACATCTCACGCACGATGATCTCCATGTCGTCCCCAAACTCTGGGGCCGGGACACGCTCATGCCGATAGGACAACTTGTTGAGCAGGACCAGCGCCGTGACGGTGGTACTCTTGGGTTTCTTCGCTGTCATGTTCGATTACGCCCCCACCTTCTTGCCCCAGGTCACTTGGCCGTTTTGCTTGCACGGCACCACCCAATCGATAGTCTTGTCGCCCCCGGTCTCATCGCGCATATAACCCAGCAGCACCACCTCATACTCGGCGGTCACCTTGTCAGGCCACTCGTGCTGGATGATGACGATCTTGCGCGCCCGTGCGGCAGCAAAGAACGCTTGCTGACCTTCGTCGGCGTCATAGGCTTTACCCTTGAGCTCCTTGTCCGGGCCATCGAACAGGCCGGCGATATAGCGTTTGGAAGTGTCCTCCAGAGTGGTTTGCTCCAGAGTCGGAGTCTTCTCGCCGACCTGGCCGATGGAGATGGTGCCAGGCACCTGCTGGAAGGCCGTGGCGGCGCCCTTCTCCTTGAAGAAGGTCAGGGTGCCGGCACCCAGGACGGCGTCTTGCGGGGATGCTGGAGTGGTCATGCTCTATTTCTCCGATTGGTGGTTTGGATCTCAACGATGGCGCGCAGCTCGCTGCCGCCCTCGCTCTTGGCGTCCCGCGCATCGAGCACGGTCACCCGTTGAAACTGATCAGTGGTGGTGCCGTCCAGGGCGGAAAGCCGGTTGGCCAGCTCGTCGAGCTCCGTGCGGCGGGTGGCGAACAGGTCGATCTGCCAGTTGTGACTCTGCAGGGTGATCCCGCCCTCCAGGGTGCGGGCGGCTTGCACCGGCGAGGTGAGGAAGTAGCCCGCCGCCGGCAGCGCGGCATCTTGAGGCACGGTGCCGGGGTATGGCTCAATGCCCAGGGCGCCGCTGATCAGCCGGTGAAACGCTTCTCTGAAAATCATCGCAATGCCTTGTCGATGGCCGCTGACAGCGTGGTGCGCTGGATCTCGAGCGCATCCTCGATATGGCGGTCAAATGCCGGGCGGATAAAAGGGCGCGCCTCGATACCGGGGTGAATAAGAATCTCTTGCCCTGGGCGGTCGCGACGTAGGTGGGCGCGCTTCTGCGCCTTGGCAGAATCGCTGTGCTTCTTGAGGCTGGCCCCCGAGGCGAGGCTGTGCTCGCGGGTGCCGTGCTCCAGCCAATAGGCGTACACCGGGGCGTCGATGGCCTTGCCTGCCGCCACCTGCACCTTGTAGTTCTTGAACACCCCGACCGAGGCCACCACATCGGCCCAGGTGGGATTGCGCGGAATGCTGACCCGCAGCTTGATGCTCTCGCCAAGCTGACCGGTGTCGTGGTCCCAGTTCTGTTCGTACAGCAACTGGGTATCGGCCAGCACCGGCTGAGCCGAGGTACGGGCGACTTCTCGCAGCACCTTCTTCTGCACGGCCAAATCCAGGTTGGCGAGTTGGCTCTCCAGCTCATCAAAGCCGGACACATCGAACGAAGTGGTCATGGGTCGACCCTCTCGGCGGTGATGGTCAGCCAGGCGCGGCGCTGGTCTGGCTGCGCCAGCTTGATGTCCAGTACCTCACCCGATACCGCCAGCCGGATGCGCTGCGCGGTGGTCACGCCAGGACGGTGGCGAATGCGGATGCTGTACTGCCCCTCACTCACCTCTCGCCCGGCCCGCATCTGTTCACGACCGCCGATCATCTGCACATCCGCCCAGATGGGGCTGGATTCATCCCAGCCATCGAGAGGCTGGCCAACGGCATCGCGGCCAGTCTGACGGGTCAGCAGGGTGATGCGGTCTCGCAAGCGGCCTGCAGGCATGTTTCCTCCGGCAATAAAAAAACCCGCCATGATGGCGGGTTTATGTTGCTGATTAAGTTACCAGTCTGAACGACTGGCGGTGAAGCTACTCTTCATTTCATCACCAAACTCAAGAAGCTTAGGTTTCACAGCATCCAGATCCCCTCGAGTTTGAATCGGTAGTTCCATGGCGGGATACGACCCAAATTCACTGACAGTTGCAGGCATGTCGAGAAGAAGGTTTTTAAAGTCTGTTTTAAACTTACCGTCTTTAGTCTCAACCTTCATCGTGAACTTAACTCTCCAGGATGCCTTACCAATACAATCGAAGCCGGCACATGGATAATTGATCATGCCATTGCCAATCAAGACTCCATCAGCAGCATTTTGATACTCGATGACCGACTTGGCTGATTTAAAGTTTTCAGCGATCCACTTCAGAGAGCCCTCATAAATCTGTCCCTTTGACATGTTAGGAACATCATAGATTTGAGAGAACTCTCTATCTGATGGGTTAATAGGCATATCCGCAGGGGAGGTAACACATCCACTTAAGCCAACAACCACTGCCACCGAAAGACACTTTTTCATCCTATCCTCCTCTAGAACAAAGGTAAGTAGGATATCGTTTGAAACCAATCGCATTCAATGTAAATGCACCATGGAACAGTGATCAATCCCTCACAACTCAGGATACAGAATTCGGTACGGGCCCAGCAAATGGGCATAGGCCAGCGGAACCTCGCTGACGATGGTGCCGGTGATGATGTTTTACCGGCGTCATTACAGCTTGCCGCCTTGCCAAACATCTAATCATGTGTATTCAGATAAAGACCGGAGTATAGGGAGCAAGTAATAGGTCAACTCCCATTGGAAGGGGTTTTAACGCATCAGAACTTACTGATTCTCTGTTTTCATACCAGTGAGAAATCAGCAACATGGCGGCTAACTTGATGTCCTCATCATATGCCTGGCTACCATCGACAAGCCCATCTGCTGGATCAATGAGCCTCTTGCCGATACGGTGTTCAATGTGGCGCTCAGCCGCCTTGATGTAGATAGCAATGAGTGAATCCTCATCAGACTCTTGCATATCTAGCCGACACTGTCGTTTCACGTCATCAAGTGTGACCAGCGCCATGATAATATCTCCTATTCTTCTTTTAGCTCTACGAGCGCTTTCTTGAGAAGCAGCTCAGCTTCGGCAGGTGACATGCGGGTTATATCGCCGCGGCTGTAGTTCTTCCACGGGCCGGTGAAGCGCACCAGCACCCGCTCATCAGGAAGGGGCGCAGGCTCATCTCCGCTCTGCTGCTCGTTATCGGAGTTAGTGGCACCAGCGGACTGATCACCGGTCAGCGGCGCAGTGCCAGCTCCGGCTGCATCGCCTGGCGCTTGACCTGCTGCGGGGTGGTCAGAATCTGATTCATCGCCTTCGCCAGTACCTGAGCCGTCTGCTGGCCCAGAGCCTGCGTCGGCATCGGGTTGGGGGGTGTCAGTTGCATTGCTGGTCGGCTCCTGCGGCAGTTCGCCGCTCTGCTGCTCGTGATCGGCATCAGTGGCAGGTGTTTGCCCTGCGCGATCGCCTTTCGTTGGCTTGGCCATGTCGGCTCCTTGTTACAAGGGGATGAGAGAGGGCGCCAGTGCGGCGCCCTGCTGCGTCCTTACCAGGTGACCTTGGTACCCAGTGCCAGACCTTCCGGATGACGGAAGCCCACGTCGTGGTTGCCGACTAGGCGGATCAGCGACTGGTTGCGGGAGAAGGCGCTGACCAGATCGCCGTTGGTGTCCTTGTAGGTGGCTTCAGTGGAGAAGTCGATGGTCATGTTGTCCTGCTCGCCGATCACCACGTCGTTCCAGTCGGCGAAGTAGATCTCCGACTCGTTGGTACCGGTGCCGAGGTTGGCCGGGATGGTGTTGGTGTGCGCAATGGGGTAACCCTTGAGCAGGCCAGACGCCATCTCCGGATAGACCTTGTTGCCGTTGCCATCGCGCAGGCCGAACAGCTTCATCCAGGTGCGCGGGCTCATACCCCAGCCAGGGTTGATCATCAGGCTGTTGGAGTTCATCAGCATCAGGATGAGCTTGTCCAAGTAAGCGTCGATGGTCGGCAGGTCGGCGGTACCAGCCCACTCGATGGTGCGGCTATTGTCGGTCGCAACCTTCTTGAAGCCGGTCGGGGTGTTGCCGGTGCCGTCATCGCGCAGGAAGGCTTTATCCTCGCGCACCGCCATGGCGGCGATCATGTCGCTCAGCACCAGCTGTTCGACGTTGTAGCCAGCGCGGCCGATCAGCTGGTTGCTGATAGGCACCAGGGTGATCATGGTCTTTGCGGACAGCTTCACATCGTTGAACTGGCTGGCGCTGCTGTTGGCATCCGTGCCCTCGCCAACGTAGCTAGACTGGGCACCGCCACTCATGCGAGGCAGAGAGAGGGTGCCATTGGGCAGCGGAAGTACGCGGGCACCCAGCTTGCGCACAATGGTCTTGGGTCGCAGCAGCTCGATCACTTCGGAATGCAGGTTCTCGGGGATCAGGGCGCCACCGGAACCGGCGGCGGTGCTGATGGCCATAGCCACCTGCTTATCGCCGATCTCTGTGGCGGCGAACTTCTCTGCCAGTTGCAGATCGCCCTTGCCGGCCGCGACTGCCATCGCCATACGGGCAAAGCCTGCTCCCTGATATTGTTTAAGCTCCTGATTCACATGGACAGCCGGAGGCGCCTGGGAGCCGTGAGCATTGACCGGTACAGCCTGCTGCGCCATCAGGCGCTCGGCGCTCTCCTGACGGGCGATGGCTGCGCTGATCTTGTTTGCTTCGCTCTCTAGGTCAGCAAACTGCTGCAGTTGCTCGTCGGTTAGGGCAGTACCGCTGGCTTCGAGTTCTGCCAAGGCTTTGACCTGGGCGGCGATTTCGCCACGCTCGCGGCGGAGGGCTTCGATAGTCTTCATCGATTGGTTTCCTTTGGACATAAAAAAGCCCCTTTCGGGGCTTGTTGGGATGGACTCCGCCGCTGGGCTAGAGTTGGTTCTGCATTTCGATGGCGCGGGCACGAAGGCCGATGCTTTGAGCCGGTTTGGCTGACTTGGCCACGCTAGCAGCCAGACCGTTGAGATAGTCCTGCGGGTTGGCCAGCTCATCGGCCAGCCCGTTCTTGACCGCCTCATCCCCGCTGTAGAGGGTGGCTTCGGTGGCCTTCACCTGCTCGACTGACAGGCCGCGATAGCGGGCTACCGAGCTGATAAACAGGTCGTAGGCCTGATCCATGCGGTGATTGATGGCCGCCATGGCACCGTCGCTGAGGGGCTCATGGGGGGTGCCGTCCTTTTTGCGGTCGCCGCGGTAGAAGGTGGTGAGCTTGAGCCCAACCTCTTCCTCCCACTTACTCACCTCCATGTGCTCCATGATGACGCCAATGGAGCCGCAGCCGCCGGTTTCACTGACTACCACCTTGCTGCAGGCTGCGGCAATGAAGTAGGCGGCCGAATAGGCTGAGAAGTTGACCAGCGCGGTGATCTGCTTGACGCTGCGCTTGGCATAGATGTAGTCGGCCAGCTCCTTGCAGCCGACCGCATGGCCGCCGCCGGAGTTGATGTCGAGCACGATCTCTTTGACCCGCTCGTCAGCCAGCGCCGTGGCGATCTGCGCCCGCGCCCACTCGTAGCTGGTCAGCTCGGTGCAGGCGTTATCGATTTGACCGCGCCGCGCGACCAGAATGCCGTGCAGCGGGATCACCGCCAGCCCCTCCACGCGGTACTGCGATTCGCTGCGGGCCTCGAGCTGCTTGGGTTCCAGCCCATCCGGCAGGTCATCGGCGGCCATCACCTCGATCTGGTTGCCCAGCATGCGGGGCATCAGCAGGCTCTTGACCCCTGCCAGCACCTCCTGGGTGACGTAGAGCGGACACCCGAACACCTGGCTGGCCAGATGCGGGTAGTTGATCATCAGCTTCGGCATAGGATGGCCTCGATTTTCGTGATTTGTTCCTGGGTCGCCTGGCTAATGCCTTGCGGCAGCTTGCCGGTAGAGACCATGTTGAGCGGGGTCAGGTAGATATCACCACCCGGGATCGGGGGCAGGTTTTCCAACCGGCGGATATCGTTGACGCTGAGCCAGCCCCACTGGCGACCGAGGGCGTATGACTCGTAACGGGATTTCTGGTCTGCCCGCAGCAGGCCGGAGAGGTTGAACTCGATATAGAGGTCTTTGCGCTCACTCGGCAGCAGCAGGTCGCGCATCATAGCGGCCTCGATGCGCTTGACCCACGCCAGCAGGGTGTAGATGACGAACTGCAGCCCCTGATGCTCGATGTTGTTGTTTGTTGCCCTATCCAGCTCGCCGATCATGTGCGGCGGCACTTTGTAGAGGCGGCAGATTTCGATGGCGCCATATTTGCGCGACTCGAGCAGTTGGCTCTGCTCGTTGGTCATCGCCATCTGTTTGTACTGCATCCCCTCCTGCAGGATCGCCACGCCGAAGGAGTTGCGCGCCCCGGCGTAGGCATCAACAAACTTAGACTTGAACTGCTCCAGTGACTCTTGAGTTGTGAATGGCTTGCCGGCGGTTTCGATTGTTCCTGACAATGTGGTGCCGTTGGCAAATACCGAGCCAGCATGCTCATCCACCGCCATGGCCAGCCCGATTGCATCCGGGTTGCTCTGGATCGGCGAAACGCCGAGGTAACCATCCAAGCTGAACGCCTTGACGTGGTGCACCATCCGCATCGGCAGGATCTGGTTGCTGCCATCAAGCAGCTGGTAGTAAGGCAGCCCGTCAGGCCCCTTGAGCACCATCATCTTGTCAGGGTTGACCGGGATCAGCTCGGTGATGTAGCCGTCGCCACTGCGCTCGATCAGGCTGTAGCTGTTGCCGCGCAGGCCGAGGTGGCCCATGCGCTGCTCGTTGAATTCAAAACTGGTGTCTTTCTGGTTGGGGCAGGCGTGGATAATGTCATACAGCGGGTGGTCGGTCGCCCGGGTGCGGCTGTCGTCGCTGCGCTGGTAGAGCTCGCACGGTAGCTGGGCAATGGATTCAGCCAGCAGGGTGACGCAGGCACGGACCGTGCCTTGCGCCAACGCAGACTCCGGCGTGACCATGACGCCCGCCTTGCTGCGCCGCGCCCCTACGCTCGAGATCCACTGACTGAAGTTGCCACCGCCCCCCCTGCGCTCAAACAGGAATGGGAAGAACATCAGCCACCCCCTCGCTGTTTATTGTACTGGTGCCAGGCGATGGCGCGGCTCAACCAGGCAGACCAGCCCAGCGCCAGCAGGCCACCGACCACCCAGCCGAGCGGGGCAGACCAGAGCCAGGCGCCATAGGTCAGCGCGGTGGCACCCAGCAGGCCCACCAGAAAGGCGACGATGTTCATCAGCATAGGACGTCCGTGGTTTCGTAAATGGATTTGGTATTGCCCCGGCCCGCGACCATGGCGCGGCCGATGGCCATCATGAGCGCGACGGCGCCGTCAATTTTCTGATCGGCAGACTCCTTGACCGGACGCACAACATCATCGTTACCGGGCAGGTTCTTGCCGATCACGTTGCCGATACACCAAGTCATCAGGCTGTTGCCATCGTGATGGAAGCGGCCGGACTGAATGGCAGCCTCCAGTTCTCGCATCGGATCGCTCATGTTGGTGTAGTTCTGGGTGATGGAGATGGGGGTCAATCCCTCATCTGCCAGATCGTGAGCCAGCGCGGTTGCGCCTGCCGGGTCTAGCGGGACTTCCAGCACGTTGCCACTGGCCGCCGCCTCTTTGGCTACGGCCAGGATTTCGCGATAGTCGATCTCGGCACCTTCTGTGGTGCTGAGCTCGCCAAGGTTCATCCACTTCTGGTAACGCTCTGCCAGCCGCCGGTTGTCGGTGTTGAAGGCCGTATCTTCCGGCACCCAGAATTCGGGGGCGATCGAGTAGTAGTGGCGTTTGCCGTCAATATCTCGCCAGAACAGGCGAGCCATGGAGTTCATGTCGAGCTTGCGGGCAAGGTCGAACGAGAGGATCAGCTCCTGCCCCTCGAACTGCTCCAGCGTCAGGCTGCGATCTTCACAGGCCTTCCACGCCTCCATGTTGTAGTAGGCGGTTTTGGCCGACACCCAGACGTTGAGGTGCTTTGTTTTGAAGATGTTGGCAAAGCGGGCCGACTTGATGGCCTTGGCCTGCTGCGCCAGCAGGTATTCGGCGTAGACGGAGACGCCCATGTTCGGGTTGGCCTTGGCCAGTACCTTGGGATCCGTCCAGTCGTCACCCTCGTCAATGGTGTAGATGATGCCGAACAGCTCATCATCCGGCACCGTGCCAGACAGCATCTCGATCACCTCCCTCCGCTTGTCGTAGCAGGGGCCGTCGATGTTGTAGCCGGCTGTGGTGATGACCCACATCAGCGGTTGGCGGCGGGCGCCCATACCGGTGATCATGGTGGTGTAGAGGTCATCCGTGTCGTGCTCGTGGTACTCATCCACGATGGCGCAGGATGGCGACTGACCATCACCAGGGTTGCCTATCAGCGGCTCGAAGCGGGCGCCGTCAGACGGGATATTCAGGTTGCTGGCGTTGACCTCGATACCGTAATTGTCGAGGAAGTCTTGAGTACGCTTTGCCATCAGGCGGGCGGGGCGAAACACCTCCCACGCCTGTTTTTCTGTGGTGGCACCGGAATAAACCTCGGCGCCGAATTCATTGTCTGCCGCGAAGCAGTAGAGGCCGACCGGCGCAGAGAGCGCCGACTTGCCATTTTTACGCGGGATCTCGTTGTAGACCTCGCGAAAGCGGCGCAGGCCAGACCCCTTGCGCACCCAACCAAACACGCAGCAGATGATGAACATCTGCCACGGCTCAAGGTTCAGGGTCTGGCGCTTGAAGGCCCACTCCCCTTTGGTGTGAGGCATGAGCTGGACAAACTTGGCGGCACGCTCAGCCTTGTCCTTGTCGAAGCGGAACCGAAACTTGGCCGACTTCTCTTTGGCCAGATCATCGAGGTGGCGCTGGCAGGCCTGGATGACGTAGCGGCAGGCGGGGATCTTGCCGCGCACCACGTCGCGGGCGTAGCCGTTCGCCACGTTGACATAGGGATAACTTTTGCGTGTTGCCATCGGTCATCCCTACAAAGCTGCGAACCGGTTACCCCCTCCCGGCTTCTTGTTGCCTCCGATCAGGCGTGAGCGGCTGGATGGGTCCAGCCCCAGCAGCGAACCGTAGGTGGTCATCTGCTTGAGTGATTCGTTGGCCACCGTACAGGCGGGGTTTTTGACCGGCCCACCTGTTGCCCCTTCAACAACCAGGCCGTGTTTGGTGATCTCGAGCTCGGCTCTGCGCCAGCGTGAGTAGGCGGCGCAGAAGGCCTCGAGGTTGTGCAGGTCGGTGACGCAGAGCACCTCGGCACCGCAGAGCTCACGGATCACCATGTCCCACATTGTCGGAGCCCACTGATCATCTGCCAGCCATTCAGGGCATTCGACATAGAGCAGCGGGGTGAAGGTTGGCTCTGCGTTGTTCAGCGAGCGCTTGCCAGGGTTACCGGCCAGCCGCTTCAGCGCTGTCGGTTTGTGCTTGCGACCTTGGCCTGGCGCTCTTGGTGCCCCTGCCATTACGCTCTCCATTTAAATTTTTAATTTCGCGGGTGTAAAAATTTGACGAGGCGGCGGTACTATGGAAGATTTTGTCTGAAGGATTTCCCCCCCCCCTACCCCCTGCGCCCCTCGCGGGCAGTTTTCGAAGCATGGCAGGACTTGCACAGAGATCGCAGGTTACCATCCTCATCAGTGCCGCCTTGAACTCTTGGGATAATGTGGTCAACCGTCGTCGCCGGTGTCACACGCCCCTTCGATTGGCACTCCTGGCAAAGGCCCCGATCGCGCTTCAGCACTTCGGCCCGTCGATTCTCCCATTCCTTGCCGTAGCCCCGCTGGTGACGCGAGCGACCGCCCTGGTGGCGCACCCATCCGTTGTGCTTGTGGCTTTCGCAGTAGCCGCTCGCCTCATCAGTCAGTGTGCTACACCCTCGGACTCGGCAAACCTGTTTAATGCGTGGGGGCATAATGATCACTTGCAGTTGGGCGCCGCACCGCGCTGTTACACGGGACAACCCGTCAGTTTGGAGAGTGACTCGGCGCGGCAATTCGGTTAATCGGGATTGGTCAGGGTGAGGTAGGCTCTTTGGCAGGCCAAGCCTGCTGCTCGAGCTCGGTCATACGCTTTTGCCAACTCTCCCGCTCGCGCATCAGCCCGGCCGAGCAGGTCGGCGAGCACCACGGCGGACTGTCCGGCTGCATCGCCTGACTGGGCAGAGCCGGAATCGCTGGCGCACTGACTGGCTCGCTTGGCCAATCTCCCGGCTTGCTCGCGCAGCCCGACAGCAACAGCATCAGCGGCAACAGCGTCGCGCTCAGCACTGGCAATCTGTTTTTCTGCATCTTGCCTCACCCTCTCGATATCTGCCTGACGGCGCTGCTCAGCCGAGCGGGCAGCCAACTCGGCATCCGCCCTCGCCGTCGCCAGTTCGGCCGCCTGCTTATCCCACTTGGCAGACCACTCCAACTCTTTATCATGAGCGCCTTCGGTATAACCTGAATGGTTTATCCACCACACCAGTAGCGATACCGCAGCCAAGCGGAATAGAAACCAAACAACCGGATTGGCACTAAGAAACTGCCTGACCGGGTTCATGCTGCTGCCACTCCATACTTGATGGCATCGCGGCCGCTCATGCCGTTAAACAGCCCCATCTCTGCGTGGCGGCGGCGGGTAAGACCACGCATCGGTTTGCCGTCGTTCTTGTTCCATTTAAGGAACTCAAGGGCGGCACCGGCGTAGTCGCCCGCATTCAGCTTGTGCAACAGCGTAGAGTCACCCAACCCCTCGGCAATAGTGTCGCTGTCGATATCAAGGCCGACGTTATAGGCAAAGCTCACCAGCGCGTCGAACTGCCCCTGAGTCAGAGGCACGTTAACCAGAGATGCCACACCGCGCTCAAAGCGGCGAAGGTCGGCAATAAAGGCGTCATCAGCTTGCTGCTGAGTCCACACCAACCCTGGCTTAACCTCTGGGCCAGTGTGCCCCCATCCGATGGTCCACGGCTCGCCGTTTTTACTGCCTGGATCAGGGTATGCCTTAAGTTTGCAGCTCTCGAAGTGATGCATCAGCAAAACTCCATCATCTGAAGCGCGATTAACATTAGCCATTTTTACCACCCTCACCCATCCAGCGGGCAGCGCGACGCTCATAGATCTCAAGCGCCTTCGACCCCATCAATCCGGCGAGACCGGACATAAAGCCGCACAGCGGGATCGGCACATGCATATACCAACTCAGCAGCATGGTCAGCATCCCGGCAAAGCCGGACACTGCCACCTGCGCTGCCGCCTCGCGCCACGCAAAGGGGCGCCCCTCGCGCCGGATGGTCTGTATATAGGCAACCAGACCGCCCCACACACTCAAGCCGCCGAATGCCAGATAGGCCAGCAGGCTGTAGCTTTGAGGGTCTTTATCAGGCGTCATAACTTACCTCCACGGCAAAGCCGTCACATGGCTCGCGCATGGATGACAGACCAAGCGGAACAAGGGCTGCTTCAGGCATCTACATACCTACCTCCCCGCAGGGCCCAGAAACGAAAAAACCCCGGCATTGGCCGAGGTTTTGAAGCAGAAAATAAAAAAGACCGCATCCGTTAGGTTGCAGTCTTCCATCACTGGCTTTCAATCTACACAAAATTGCTTTTGACTGTCAACTACCTTTCACTGGCTGCTTTTTCCACCACGTTTCGAACACGGTGTTACCAGCAAGTTTATCAGGAGCATCAGACAATACGGCCCCGTGCAGCCTACCAATATCAGTCTTCTCGACCTGCAAATCTATAAATATTGCGTGCTTATCATCAATTTTTGTTATCAACCCAGCAGGGTCTGTAAACAGCACGGCGCACCGTTCAGCAATACCCCTTGGTAGCTTGCCATGCAACCCATCAGTACACATTACAACCTGACTCCGCCTCGCGTTGAGCTCACCTACCCCCAGCGGTGCGCCGCCACTGGCCAGTGGATATATCAAACTCCCAGCCACTGCAGCTATTGCTAATCCCACTTTGAATCCCATCACGCCTCCTCGGCAAAAGCCTATCTGTCAACACCAACACTTGACTAACCCCTCTCATACACGCAAATTGCTGCAGCGCAGCTAGCTCTGCCCTGCACGCGCCCATATCACGACCAGCAAGCTCATTAGCTAGGATCATCATCCTGATCGCAGAGTTTCCAGCTCCAAGCAACTGAGAAACCTTGAACTCCATAAAATCATCCCCATTCACTTGGGATGTAAAAACCCCTCTCTCTTGCCAATAATGGAGCGGATATTCAGTCATCAACATAATAGCGAGCCTCCGGCATTGCATGCTCGGATGAAAATTAGGTGTATGAGTTATTTGGCATGAGATGCCAGTGGGGATAATTTACAGATCAGTAATTCTTGATGTCAATCCTTTCATACAAAAAAACAAATTTTCAAGGTTCAATCATGAAAATATGTCACGACGCAACGAACTACTCTCTGTCACACAAAACGTAGATTTTGCCACTCACTGTAGATTTAAGTTTAGAAAGATCTCAACTATAGTTTCACAAACTTAAAGGATGACAGACGCAAAGTAAATCTCGATGTCCAACCTCGACATTAATGATTATAAGCAAACGATAGTTCATGTATTTAAAGTTGAAGTGAACATCATTAATTCAACCCTGCAATTATCAGTATTTAGACGTTCTCACATCCGAGAGCTCCATACCAAGACAAGCATCACCTCTGTGGCACATCACAACAACACACTTGCGTGACTCCCTCGCAGGCCGCATTTTACATCAAGATTGCAATCTTGATGAATGGAGGAGGTTGACATGATGAGTCGCTTTTGGGTCTCGCCACGCTAGCGAATGGCGACTGAACCCGCATGCGGCCTGATATTGTCGACGTATCTACTTTTGTGCTCATCCATGATTATATAATCATAGAATCAAATAATGATTGGCGGTTGTCCAAAATCAGAACTGCAATATTGATTGTTAGGATGTTCAGGCTCTTAACAAAATAACTGAAAACTATGTTTAAAAGTGACAACCAGAAAAGTATTAATAAATGCTACATACTGGTTTCTTGCGATAAAAACATACTCACCAAAACTGTTAATGCAGCGCATTGTTATAGGCAAACAAAAGTTATTAATAATTCTCCTGCCACGACATAGTTAGCGATGAAATTTAAAAATGTCTCAGCGCGACATTTTAGCCGCTATAATGATTTTAGTCGTATGGATGGTGGCTAAAGTTAACTCCAGTTTACACGGAACGATGCCAGAGCCATCCTCACACCTCCATCACCTGCAAGCCACGAACTGGCGCCATGCATCCTTGGCGCCCTTCTTCACATCACCGGCGAGCCTTTGCCAAGGCCTTGGCAAGGGCATTGATGGAGTCCCACCCGAACACAGGTTCATCACAGATGTAGAGGCATCCATCCTCAAAGCACCCATATGCCATAAGGTCATTGCCACGCTTGGTGATGAAATCGACCATGACCATCTCATCAAAGTCAGGCGTTATCCGGATATAGTGAACGTCATGGCCCGTATCGCCAACCGGTGGTGTGACCCTCACCCCATAGCGCTCAGGCTTTGGCTCTACCTGGAACAGGCGCCGTAGAATAGCCACTTCGACAAGATCAAAGCTCATCACTTCATCTGCATATAGCGCTCTACCTGCTGTAGGAAGATGGCCTGCATCTCACCCTTGTAGTTTCCAGCCTCGCTCTCTGCTGGCTGTTTTATCTCTGGGTTTCTCTCCTTCCACACTGCGTAGGCGGCCTTATCCACCTCGACACGCTCTTGCTCATCCTTTGGCAGGGTGCACATATTGAATGACATGGGATACTCCAAACTGATGGTTTGGCCGGATCTTACCTCAATCGAGAGCCAATCGCCCCAAGGTGATCTTATCTACTGGCGAAGCTATACTGTATACATATACAGCACAATAGAGCCATCACCATGTTAGCAGTACCAGATCTCGACGCTCCTGCGTTGGAGCTTCCCCTGTTCCTCTCGCCTGCGACCTGTGGCTTCCCCAGCCCAGCACAGGACTACATAGAGCAGACCATCGACCTAAACCAGATCTGTATCGAGCATCCTGCCGCCACCTTCTATGTGCGGGCCAGCGGACACAGCATGGTGCAAGCTGGCATCAATGACGGGGACTTGCTGATCGTGGATAGAGCAATCAAGGCCAGCCATGGCGCAATCGTGCTGGCCTGCCTCGATGGGGAGTTCACCGTCAAGCGGCTACAAGAGCGCCCATTCCCAGCCCTGCTCCCTGCCAACCCAGATTTCCCGCCGATCACCCTGCTGGAAGGCCAGGAGCTGGAGATATTCGGCGTCGTCACCTTCGTACTCCACAAGACCAAGCTGGGGTAAATAATGCCGAACGCTATTGCTCTGGTTGATGTGAACAACTTCTACGCCTCCTGCGAGCGCCTGTTCCGGCCAGACCTGAAGGGGCGACCTATCGTAGTGCTCTCCAACAACGATGGCTGCATTGTGGCCCGCTCGGCAGAGGCGAAAGCACTGGGGATCAAGATGGGGGTTCCCTACTTCCAGATCCGCCAGTTCTTTGAAGCCATGGGCGGCGTCTGGTTCTCCAGCAACTACGCCCTCTATGGCGACATGTCGCAACGGGTCATGACGACCCTGGAAGGTATTGCGCCGACGGTAGAGGTTTACAGCATAGATGAGGCCTTTATCGAGCTCAGCGAATCATGGGCAGGTGACCTGACAGCATTCGGTCACCAGATCCGTGAACGGGTGCAACAGTGGACAGGCCTCTCGGTAGGAGTCGGGATTGGGCCGACAAAAACGCTGGCCAAGCTGGCGAACTACGCTGCCAAGAAGTGGCCTGCCACAGGCGGCGTGGTGGATCTGCGCGATGAGGCAAGGCGGGCTAGGCTGATGGCCATCACCCCGGTCGAAGAAGTGTGGGGAATTGGCCGACGGCTGACCGCCAAACTGGAATCACAGGGAATCCGCACTGTGGCCGAGCTGGTGTCAGCAGATGCCAAGAGCCTAAGGCGGAGATATGGGGTCGTCGTCGAGCGAACTGTCCAGGAGCTGCGGGGGATCCCATGCGCGGAGTTGGAAGAGATGGCCAAGGCCAAGCAACAGATCATCTGCAGCCGGAGCTTTGGCGATCGCATCACCCAGATCGGCGCCATGCACCAGGCCCTTGCAGGCTACATGGAACGGGCCGCCGAGAAGCTAAGATCTGAAGGGATGCGCTGCCGTCACGTCACCCTGTTTCTCCGCACCAGTCCATTCAATGACAAAGAGCCGTACTACGGCAACCAGATCAGCACCCGGGTAGCCATCCCCACCAACGACACCAGGGCGCTGCTTGCCCTGATTGGACCGCTCCTATCCAACATCTGGCGAGATGGACACCGCTACCAGAAAGGTGGCGTCATGCTGGCCGACTTCACCCCGGACAGCATCCAACAGAGCGACCTGTTCGCCAGCGAGCAACAAGGGCCCCGCAGCAATGCGCTGATGCAGGTGATCGACAAGATCAATCAGGAAGGAATCGGGAGGGTCTACTTTGGCACAAGGGGACGGGATACCAGCGAATGGATGATGAAGCGGGAGCAGCTCAGCCCGAGATATACAACGTCATTAGCAGAGCTATTGGTCGTGAAATGATAACGGGAACAGCAAAATGCTCTTCCCTTGTAAGAGGAGTCCACGTTTTGCACACATCTGAACGGATGTTCCTTTGTCTCCTATAAGAGACAAGGGCAAACCAGATCATGAGAGCCAAGGCGACACACACAATAAGAGTCACGCATGTATCCTGCCAATTAAATACACACAATAGAATGATAAGGTATCCGCCTAACCAGCTCGATCAGCTCTGAACCGACTCGCATTTTTGCTCTGGTAATTCGTTCTCCGGCATCAGCATTGGACTTGGGTGTATGCAGATCACCTTGATAAAAATCCGGCGACAAGCCATTCGCCCAGGTTCCGGCTTGCAACGCCGAGTCTCGGCCATTTTTTCCACGCAGCGCAATGACCTCAGATAGAGCACCACCTTTCCCGCATCGCTGGCCGGTATCCCAAGCAGATATGACACATCATAGAGGTCGAAGAACTTACCATGTTTGAAAGCCCACCTTGCGACCTTCAACGCCGGCCACTTCCATTTGCTGTCCATTGAGTCCCTCCTTATGCCACCCTATCAATGTAGCGGGTGTGTAGTCGCACCACACACCCGGATAGAGTCGATTTATTGGTGCAGTGATTGCACTATCAATGGAGTTGTGCCACTGGGGGAAGCAATGCACCAAGAAATGTGCACACGATAGAGAAATTGAGGCATATGGTTATGCCGTGGCGTGATGCTTTTGGTGACGTTGTAAAACCGAATTATACAACATGGGCTGCTCGAACTCTTGATGTCATGACGACAGACTGTAGGCATCTGAAGTGCGGAAATCCCCCAAGAGGAACCAGCAAGAGCTCTATGTAAAGCTGCACTATCAGTGCAGTTGAACACAAAACAACCAAACGATTTATTAACAGAAAAAAATTTTCATTAAGTTATAAATTAGTGAGCACTCACAAACACACGCATAAGCCACGGAAGTTATGCAATTGCGGCCTATAAACATATGATAGCAAGCACTAACACAATGGCGTTATGCACAGACTTATCCACAGAAAACGTGAATAGTTTGAGTGATTTGGAACTCTTGCAACCTGAAGAATTTGCGTTTACCGTGGTTTGGCAATTTTCAAAAGCCATTTTAATTCAGTGGCTTTTCATCTTACAGAAGCGAAGGAAACATCATATGAGACTGATGACTATTCACGAACATAGAGATTTAACGATTCACAAACCGCCAATAGGAGGACTATATGGCAAAGAAGAGACGCGGCAATCAGGCCGCAAAGCGCAGCTGCAGCTGCAAACAAAAGGCCCATCAACATGATGCTGACAGGCCTAAGAGCATGACTGGGAAGTTGTTGTTACTAGCAACCACGACCCTGTTACCGATACTGCCTCACATCAAGAACGGTTCCGACGCCATCTTAGCAGTGAGAGACTTGTATCTAGCTTTTTTTAACTAACTTTGTGGGGGCCATGCCCCCACTTCTTATTAACTAATATGGGTAAAATTATATACTGTTGACGCCATAGTCAAACCATTTCGTTCGGATATCAGAACGCTATAAATGCGATATCCAGCGACTGATTCTGTACTTCTACTTGTAAATCATGTTCATGCGAAGAGCCTGTTACTAGTAACGCCAACCCATAGTTTTCTCAGTACCATCTCAAATACTATACATCACGCCGCAGTAACTCGCTTGTAGAAGGCTTCCACCTCACTCTCCTGCACATGGCACCAGGCCAGCACCGCCTGATAGAGCGGGTACCACTGCCGTTCCCACTCACCACGGGTCAGGGTACCCAGTAGCGGCTCGATGGCTCGGCGAACCTGAGTGCCCGGGATTGGACGCAGGCCGGTACCGTTACAGCGCGGGCATGTCTTGTCTATCGCCTTGCCGTGCAGGCGGCTCAACTCCAGATCGCGGATCACTCCGCGCCCACGGCAGAACTGCGGGTGACAGGCTGCCCCGGGGGTATCCACGGTGCGGCAAAAGTGTTGCACAGCGAGGGCAGCCAGCGCCTTAAGCGCCATGCCGTGCCCACGCGTCTTGTTGGCTCCCACATACGTTGGCGCCACATTGCTGCAGTGGGCCATCACGCCGCGCACTGCCATGGCGTGGCTCTCCCTGTCCTTGGTGTAGCGGGCCATAATCAGCGCCAGGCCAACGGCCTCATATTTCTGCACCAGCCCCAGCGCTCCCAGCACATCTGCCTTGGTCAAATGACTTGCTCCTGTCGAGCGGGATTGAATGGCCTGGATCATCACCGAACGTGGGGCGCCGATGGAGATTGCATATTCGAGCCGCATCAGAATGCCTCCAATGACCAGTTGGCGCCTTTGCGCATCACACCGACAAATGTGAACATCCAGTGCTGCTTGGCGGCCACCTTGATCTTGACCCGGGCGTCATCCTCCCAGAACCCCTTCACCTCGTGCAGCTCGATCAAGCCATCCTTGCCCACCACCATGAAGTCAGGGGTGTAGAAGGTCTTATCGGCCAGCTTCAGCTTGAGCGGCTCGAACTCATAAGAGAGGATCTCCCCCGCCAGCATCAACAGGCGCAGGTGATCGGCATAGGCCTGCTCTGTCTGGTTCATCTTGCCGGGCACCGGCCGTGGCCGTGCCCTGCCCTTTACCTGCTTGTTCCCACTGTAAGGCGTCATCCAAACACTCCCAGGCCAGCGGCCTTGTTTAACGTCATCGCGACGTGAACCAGCTGGCTGCCGTGGGTACGCTCCCACTGCTGCCAGCCCTTGTTGTGCAATTCCATGTGCGCATCGTGACTAAGCGGAAAGGTCATCAGATCGTTTGCCTTACTGCCCATCACGCTTAGGCCGTGCCCGATCGCATGGTGCGCCTCGACCCCCTCGGTCTGGCCTGTCACCACGCAGGGCAGCTGGCGCACGAACGCCAGATAGTTTGCGGACTCCCAGCGCTTCATCTTGGGGCGTGGGATATACAGCATCGGGGGATCCGGGTCGATGGCCTTTACCGCCTGCTTGGCGCGGATCTTGGGCCGCAACTCAGCCAGAGGGTCCAGCTCCAGCAGGGCATCCTGGTTCACCCGATAGCGGGCATCGGTCTCCCGATAACCGCGACCGGGCACCAGCACCCGCTCAGGCTCCAGTGGCGGCAAACGGCAGGCGTGGCGCACCACAGCGATCGGCAGATGCCCCTGCACCTTGTAAACGCTGGCCCACCAACAGAGATCTCGTGCCTGCAACTGGGCAAGCTGAACCCCGCACCACCCGGCAACCCGGGTCAGCAGCGCCCGCACAATGGCGGTGGAATGCTTGGCTGGGTTGAATGGCAACTGACCATCCCGATACTCGTTATCGTGGTGCCAGCACAGAGGGAGCGGCAGCCCACCCATCTCAGTGGTGACTGTCTCGCCAACACACCCCTCGCCGATCAGGCAGTGGCCCACGCTGCGCAAGGCCAGTTCGCCACCGGCAGCTTTGACGATATCGGGGTGAAGCAGCGAGCTGGCTAGATCGGGGAACTGATCCAGCAAATCGCCCCCCTCTGTGGCGGGTACCAGCATTGCCGGACGATTGCCAAGGGATGAGCGCAGCTTGGCCAACCCATCCCCTACCGCCAGCAACACCATCCCCATCTCAGGTACAAAGACCGGATGGGTAGGGTTCACGCCAGCTTCTCCACCATCTCGAGCTTGTCGAGCAACGGGCCTAGGCGAGCAAGCAGCTGATAGCTGGCGCTGCGGCGCAGGGCAGCTGATTCGGAGGCGATAACGCGGCGAGCGGCCTCGGCGGCGGTCAGGCCAGGACTGGCGGTGTTGATAGAGCGGAACAGCTCGGCACTGGTATTGAGTTCGGCGCCAATCGGATTGGCTGCCTGCTGCTGCAAATGGCGAGTTCTGGCCATGCTGCGGCTGTTGAATTTACTGCTCATGTGACCCCTTTACCTCACGGTAGTGGTTCAGCCGATCGCGAAAATACTCCTGGTACTCCGCTGGCTGTTGAGTGATGGCCTTGGCTAAATCTGCACGACTCGCCAGACCGAGGCGACACCGCCAAACAAGGTAGGCCGCCTGCTTATCCAATTGTACCCTCTGACGGTCCCCTTCAGGAAGCCTCGCCAGATTGAATGTCATGGCCGGATACCTCGCTTTTTATCCTGTGCGCGGCACTGGAGGCATGATCAGCAGCAAAGGCCAACGCCTCCGGCGTTATCCCACTGCTGGCCGCATGGCGCATCACCTCGGCGGTTCGCTCCAGCTCATACAAAGCCTTGGCTAGCTGCACCTCCAGCACGGTAGCATTGCGCACTACCTCCCCGTTGCTATCCACCACGAAATGAAGCGAACCGGCAAACGGCCCGCTGTAAGGCCGCAGTGATAACCCGCAGGGTAGGCGCATCATGCCTCACCCCCAGCAAGCTGCTGCCTGAACGCTTTCAGAATGGCGATCAGATAGGCCGCCTCATGGCGAGCGTCGTGCAGGGCGTGGTGACGGACACCCTCGAATGGGAGCTGATACTTGGGATCGATGTCCAGCAGCTGGCGGCCCATCCAGACCACAGTGCGAAGGCTCTGGTTCCCACGAAACCACCAAGGTTGTTCCACACCCCATTGCCGGTAGGCATCTGCCAGTAGCACGTTGTCGAACTCGCTACCATTACCCATCAGCTCAACCGCGGCCACCTTGTCAAAATGACGGCCCAAGAAGTTGGATAGGGCATTGAGGGCATCGACCAGAAACAAGCGGCCAGCGTTGCCAAACATCTCCTCCCACGCGACAGGACTCTCGGCTTTCTGTCTTTCCCAAAATGCCATCGTGTCATCGTCCCGCTGGCGGCCCTGCGCCAAATCAACCCGGCAGTAGAACTCATCTACGACCTGCAGCATCGCCACATCGACAATCACCACCCCGATCGAACCAATCACGGCATCTAGGCTTTGAGCGAGCGTCTCAATATCCACGACCGCGACCAGATTGGGGTTACTCATACTGCATGCTCCTTAGATTGTGCCCGATTATTACGGCGCTTTGCTCCGAGCTCATAACGGAGATCAATTTCACAACCCCCTGCTCCTTCGTCATCGTCCTCTTCCTCGGCCCCATCAACAGACTTGGCCATGGCAACGCAGCATTCTTGGCAGAAGTAAAACGAACCTATCTCGCCTTCAAAAATCTCAACAAGGTTGCGACCAGTTTCACCAACCTTCGTTTCAGCATCGCAGATGTGGCAAACGTGAGGCTTTCTGAACTTGACGATCTTGTCTTTCAGGGTTCTATCACCACAGCTTCCGAAATCCCCTTCGAATGGGTTGAAGCAGAGAGATGATTCCAGCTGTTCTTTGTTCATGCCGCCACCTTCCCCAGCCCGACCTTTGCCAGCAGATCGGCAAACCGGCTCTGGTACCAGTGCGGAGCAGTCTCTCGCTGACAGCGCGAATCTACGATGTTCTTGCCATAGCGCAGCCCGGCAGCCGTGATCGACCAGAACTCCTTCTGTTTTTCCGGGGTCTTGGAAGAGGGGCGGGTCATCTTGACGAGCAGCCCTTTCGACTCCAGCAGGGCGTTGAAGTAGCGCACGCCCATGGTCACACCATGCTGCTTGAGCCCCTCGGTTGCCGAGAAGGTAGCCCGCGAACTGCCATCGGTGGCATCGCTCGGCGCATCAATGGCGTAACTCGGCAGCAGATTTGGCAGGCCGTGCTGGCGTTGAATGGTCTGCAGCATCCCCAGCTTGCCGGAGTTGCTGACGTTCAGCATACGGGCGGCAGTCTCGACAAACAGCAGCTCCACCTGCACCGCCTCCACATTGACCGCGGGGCGGGCCACCTGGTATTGACCGGTCTTGCGCAGGGATGGCAACACCTCACCGGTCACCCAGCGCTTGAACGCCCTGGCCGCTGGCAACTTGCTGCCGAAGATCAGCGCATAGACCCCACCCTCATCGAGGAAGGAGACCTCCTGCACCCCGCTGGTTGTGGGGGTGTCGCGTTTCACGACATCCCCCTCATCCACATGGCGCTTCACGGCATCCCGCGCATTGCTGTAGCCCAGCGCCTTGCACACATCGACCGCGCAGAACAGCACGCGCCCCTCCTCCTGGATCAGCCGCACCTTGCCAAATTCCGCACTGTCAAAACTCAACACCTGCATGTCACTCTCCCGATTGTCATGAATGGTCAGACCAAATAATACTGTTTATTTATACAGCCAACAATCTGCTGTGGTGGTTATTTACCTTGTGGCTTTGGCCAAATATTCAGATGCTTAGCCTTGAACACCTCCAAAAAGCTGGCATCACTATCATCGCTGTAAAGCAGCTGCTCAATAGCCGCTCTTGATGCCCTGCCCTGCTGCTCCAGCAGATATTCGGCGTAGACGGAGACGCCCATGTTGGGGTTGGCCTTGGCCAGCACCTTGGGATCCGTCCAGTCGTCACCCTCGTCAATGGTGTAGATGATGCCGAACAGCTCATCATCCGGCACCGTGCCCGCCAGCATCTCGATCACCTCCCGCCGTTTGTCATAGCAGGGGCCGTCGATGTTGGTTCCGGCGGTGGACTGCATCCACTGCACCACGTTGGCTCTGGCCTCATCGCCTTCAACGACCACGCCGTCAAGGTGATATGGCAACAGCTCTTGGTAGTTATCGACAATAACGCCGGTTGGAAAGTGTGGTTCGTGGTATGGGTTGCTGCGGATCTCCTCCAGCACACCATCAGCCATGGTGTAGGCGCCACCGACCAGCGCCTTTACCCCATACTGATCGCGCAGAATGTCAGAGCGGCTCACCATCTGCTTGACGATGCCGAACAACTCATAAGCTGCCTGCCGGGTTTGGGCAGCAACGCGAACATCAGCAGCCGGTTCATCGTCGGCGAGCAGGCAGAGCCCAACCGCTCCGGCCAGCGTGGTGTTGCCGTTCTTTCTTGGCGCCTCGGTGTACGCCTGCTTGAAGCGGCGCAGGCCGTTGCCCTTGCGCACCCAGCCAAAGACACTGCAGACGATGAACATCTGCCACGGCTGAAGCGACAGCAGCAGCTTGCGATAGGCAAACTCCCCTTTGGTGTGGGGTAATAACCGAATAAAACGGGCGGCTCGCTCGGCCTTGTCGCTGTCGAAGCGGAACGGGAATGATGGTTCATCCTGCCTTGCCAGCTCATCGAGGTGGCGCTGGCAGGCCTGGATGGTGTAGCAGCAGGCAGGGATAACCCCTGCCACCACATCCCGCGCATAACCGTTGGCTATCGCCACATTCTGATGCACATCGTTCGTCATCTGTCGCCGCCCCTTATAAATCCAGTACCGCAATACTGGTGATCCACAACTCACCCGCCACCGAGCCCACCTCCAGCTGGTAGAGATCCATCCCGAAGGCGTGAGCGCGGGTGAACTCCTGCCGCGCCCCCTTGCTCTGCTGCCAGCCAGGCAGAAAGGCCACCGCCTCGCACTCCATCAGCATGGGGATGCACATCCGCATATAGGCGTCATGGCTGAAGCCATCCGGCAAGATCGCCGGGTTCATCACCACGGCGCCCAGCTCCTTAAGGTGCGCCTCGGCCGCAAAGAAGGTCGGACGGTTGAACTCAGGCAGGTCCGTCATCGGGCCAGCCACATACACCTTCACCCCGGCCAGGGCGATCTGGCCTGCTTCCGTTACCGGTTTATTGGTCATTGCGAGCCTCCTCGGCTTGGCTTTGAATGGCGGGCGCCCCCACCGACAGATTGGCGGCCAGAAACAGCGCCACAAACACCAGCATCACCACAAACCCCGCTTTAGCCATGACTGGCCTCCCGGGTCTTGGCTGCCAGTTCGCTCAGCTCGCGGCAGGTCGATACCAACCGCGGCTCATCCTCGCATTCGCTACCATCAAGCTCGGGACCCACCTCTTGCGCCAACCACTGGCGCACCGTGACCACGATCATCGCCAGCAGCGCCAGCCAGAGCAGCCCCAACAAACCAAACATCCATACCAGTTCCATCAACTCCTCCCCCTCCCGGTGGTGGTGTGGTGGGCGGCGCGAGTCAGCGCCTGCCCGACGATCTTGGCCACGTCAGCAGCCCACATATCAAACCCTTTTGTCATCAGCAGCACAGGGGTCTCGGTGCATTGCACACCAGCCAACCTTGCCTGCTCGACCTCATCAATCCTGAGCACCGGTGCGTACCAGTCGCGGGTTGCCGTGTGCTGGGCGTAGTAGTGCATCATGCGGCACCGCCTTTTGCCTTGGCGATTGCGGCTTTGGCTCTTTCTCCCCATGGCTCGAAATCAACTGTTTCATCAACCGCATCTATTTCGCAGTGGCCAACATCCCCAATCGTGAATAGCTCTTCAAGCACAGAAAGCAGATCATCTCGCTGCGCAAGCAGCTTTCCATAAGTGAGCCCATTGCCAGCTTTCAACTCCTGGAGACGCTGCTGCATCAGGCTTTGATCAATCCACAGAACCAATCCCTTTGGGCCTGTTCCGGCAACCACATCGCTAGGTGACATCGCATCGGTAGCGAAACTAATGACAGTGACGCCTTTTTTGCTCTTTATGTTTTCCAAGCTGGACATAACATCCTGGAACCTGATGTTTTCGCTACCTACTGACTCCAACAGATCGGTGATACTTACCTTGTTGCTCATGACCCAACCCTCACCAGCTCAACCGCCTTGCCACGGATCCGCGCCGCTTCCGCCTGCGCCTCCTCGGCACCATCCACCACCAAGTAATAACCGGCAGCGGTCTTCGCATCGGTAGTGCCCAGCGTATCCAGCGAGTTCGACACCTCCAGATGAACCCGCTCCCCCACCCAGCCGCGCACCGGCGGATAGATTGCAACCCGGCAGAACTGCGCCTCACGCACATCGCGCTCAGCTGTCGCGTTGAATTGACTGGCCATCACTGCACCCCCAGACAACCGATATTGGATTTCAGGACGGATGCCATCTGGGCGACAGAGTCTTTGGTGATCACCTCAATGACGGACTGGTCGCGGATATCACCATCGCTTTGGCGTGCCAATATCATGTCGAAGTGGTCATTGTTCCATGCCACAGTCCAGCACCAACCTTCCGGTGCCTCTGGTACCTCGATGTCGAACTGGCAAGGCCACATTTTGTGCAGATTGTTCATTGCCACGCAGGCGATCACATCGTTCTTGTTGCTCATCACGAAACCCTCCCTGTCACTGTGACGCCGCGCAGACGCAGCTCGTTCTGCAGACTGGCGAGCTCGGCCGCCACCTGATTGGAACCTGCGGTGCGCTCACGCTTGAGCACCCGTACCTCGGCGATCATCTCGCAGGCCCGGATCGAAATGGTCGGCTCGGTTGGCTGGGCTGCCTGCATCATGTTCGCCATCAGCGCCTTCACTTCGGCAGGGCGCGGGGCGAACTGCCGATCGGCATCATCGGCCAGCTTGAGCACCGCTTCACGCACCAAGCCAACAGGGAACCCCTTGATGGTCAGGGCCCAAGCCTTCGCAGTACCGCTGGCGTTGCTGTCCAGCTGGTTGGCACTGGCAGGCCAGTAAGCGGTCATCATCGGAAACAGCTCGTTGGCCAGAAACAGAGTCAGCGGATCTGCAGCAACGTGCTCGGTCTGCAGAGCGCCTCGGTGCAGCACAGCCACCTCAGAGGATTGTGTTATCGTCATAGCCGACTCCTGAGTTCGCCATGATGGCTTGGGCCTGTTTCTGGGCATTGGCCAGGTTTGACATGGGGCGCTTGCGCTCGTAGCCCTCCCACTCGCCGTTCACACAGCGCGGGCGGCCGATGGAGTTCCAGCGCTTGGCAGCTGCCAGATAGCTCTCGAACTTCTGCGGGGCAAACACAGTCATCGGGCGAAGGTACTCGCTCATTTTCAGGTCAGCAGCCCAGTGAGCAGTCTTGAAGTCCACTACGAGCTGCAGGTCTGCGACCGAGTAGCCATCAGCTAGGCGGGCATTGATGTTCTGCAGGGCGGTAGGCTTGGCCTGATAGCGGCGATCGGCTACTGCGTTGAAGTGCGCCAGAACCTCCTTCGCCTCAGAGCTCACCACCAGAGTGACCTTGCGCTTCTGGTCTCGTTCGGTTTCGTCAGAAACCGGACAAGAGATCTGTTTAAGATCCTCTGTACTATCTAATTCTTTTACTTCTTGTTCTGTTGTCGTGACGGTAGGGGCCCCGATGGGCGCGACAGTCGGCGCGACAGCATCACCACTCAAGGCCGCATCAGCAAAGGCTTTGGGAGGGACGGTCGACACCCCGATGTGTACCCCTATGGGTGCCCCATTTGTCGCGCCCTCAAACTGCCCTGTTGCGAATGGCTCGCAATTAGAAGTAACCGGCTGCAGGGCTGCCTGATAGTCGTCGTAGTTGCAGATCTCGATGATGGTGCCCCAAGGGGTACCACGCAGTTCGAGCATCCCCTCTTTGGCGAACCAGCCAAGCAGGCGCTCGGTAGCCTTCTTGTCGAGACCACGCCCGCGCTCGTCACACAGCTGCTGTCCCAGCTCGGTGGCACTGATCACCAGCTGTCCGCGCGTCAAGTACCAGTCACGGCCCTTGTAGCGCACACAGCCCGCCTCGTAGGAGGCCAAACCAATCAACCGCATCCAGGCCGCCAGCTTGGTGGCATTGCGCGCCCAGTCGGCTTGCAGCAACGAACGCCAGCACACCACATAACCACTGCGACGGTTGTCACTCATGTTGTTGCTCGCCTTCCTGTTGATAGGGGCGACCGCCTGGGCCGCCAGTCTGATCACCTCACCCATGGCGAACCTCCTGCAGGTGCTGCATCAGACATTGCAGATGGCGCTGGGCCTGCTCGGCGGTCACCGGGATCTTGAGCCCGCTTTTCAGGCTGCCATAGACCAGGTAAGTGCCGCTGGTACCATCAACCAGGCGCGGCAGTACCTCGGGGATCACGTTGCGCCGGGTGGTGCCATTGCAGCTCCAGCACGATTTGACAGGGGGGTGAGCACGAGACCACGCATTAATCTCGTCCAGCTCCGCGGCATCCCACACTTGCCCAATGGGCTTGATATCCGTATGATTTTCCATGTTCACATCTCCTATCGATGCTTGAACCATGGCCCCGACTGTTGACGCAGTGCGGGGCCGCCTTGTTTCTACTTTCCGACGGCGGAAGGCAGGTTCCGCACATTAACGGCTGTCGTGCGGATTAGGCCAAGCACGTGCTCTGCTGCTTGGGTTCCGATCCGTTCAATTTGGCCGTGCTCCATCCGGTCGATAACGCCGTCAGCGCGGGCATCGTGGATCGACTGCATCAGCTTGCCGAACACCGACTGGGCCAGCAGCACTTGCTCAACCAGGTCATCGTCGCTGACGACTCCAGCCGGTAGATCAACCAGCGCCTTGCCTCGACTGGTGGCCCAGGCTTCCAAAATCCGGTTATCACCGGTGATCTCGGTTACCGCTACTGCTTCACCTAGGTTCAGATGATGACTGTCGCACTCTGGGTTCATCTTGTTGGCCAACACCGTTTCGCCCTTTCCCATCAGGCGGGCAAGCTCGCTGATGTTGTTGTCCTTACCGAGCAGATATGCAGCCAGCAGCACATCTGGACGTGAAACCCTTGGTTTACTTAACGTGGAACTTTCGGTTGTCTGTGTCATGATCACTCCATATTCTTCATGACGGAGATTAACTCGGAGCCGTTCCTGCTTAGTGGCAGTGATGACAATACCGAGATGCTAATACCTTGCTTGATCAGCTTAGGCAGCCAGCTTGTTGGAACTCGCCCCCTCGCACATGCGAGATGGACCGCCTGAGGCTTGATGCCAAGAACCTTGGCAAGGGCTGCCTTGTTTTTGAAGTGAGCGAGAAGAGCTTCCACAGGAACTTACCTATCTGAACATAATCGACAAAACAGTAACCGTTGGTGCGTGTTTTTGCAACTGAAAGTTCGAATGCGAAATGGGGACAATAGAGGACCGAGAGATGGAACAGAGACAAGAAGAAATGGCTCGTTATGAGACCGATAAAATCGACTTCGCGCGAAGGCTCAATTTAGGTCTTGATGAGGCTGGCATTCCAAAACGTGGGCGCCCAGCTCGTCTGCAAGAATTGCTCGCCAAGACACCATCCACTACTGATGTGCAAATCCCCTCACTCACAGCCATACGAAAGTGGTTAGAAGGTGACTCACTGCCGGAAGTAAAGCGGCTTGGTACCATCTCAAATATCATCGGAAAATCAGTGCAATGGCTACTGACCGGCACAGATACCAATGTTGACGAAGCGGGCTTGGCCTTGGGAAATGTACCGCTGCTTTCATGGATTCAGGCCGGTGCATTCTGTAATAACGGCGATATTCCACTGCTCGAGCAGGTTGACGAGTTCATCCCTAGCCCAGTGAAGGTTGGAAAAAGGGCATATGCGGTAAGAGTCCGTGGCGACTCGATGGTGTCAATGAATGGGGGACGCAGTTACCCAGAAGGAACCATTTTGATTGTGGATCCAGATGCAGTTCCTGAGCACAATAAAAGAGTCATCGCCAGGATTGGTGATGAAACGACATTCAAGGAACTGGTAAACGATGCGGGCCATTGGTTCTTAAGACCACTTAACCCCCAATTCCGAATGATTGAAGTAACTGAAGATGTGGTGATCTGCGGGGTAGTTCGCTGTGCGGTACAGCTAGAATAAGGGCACCACTCTGACATGATGCCCCTTAATTTGCGCTTTATGCTTCAACAAGTTCTCTGACTGTCTGTTCCTTTTTTAGCAAGCTGAGTGACTCGCGATACTCAGTAGCCTCTGCTTTCATTGTCCAGTGAATGTCACTCAAACCATGGCCTTCGATCGCCTTCTTAATATCGGCCAGCGGTAGGCGGAAAAACTCTTTTCGTGGATTCACTTTGTTGACAGAGTTTTCGTCGAATACTCGATGCAAATCTTTCTCCAAGGATGGAGCGTCATCACTGTAGATCATCGCATGAACATCAAAGTCGAATGGTACCGAAGCATCACTCAGCTCCTTAACACGATCGAGTGGCTCTAAGCGCCTGGTCATGCCAACCTTGAAGACATTCTCACCGAAGCTGCCAATGTTACTTATGACATAGACATGCCCTCTGCGAGTCTGCTGAGCCATTGAGATCGCTCGCTGCCCTCTTGCCTCTGCCTCTTGAAGTTTCGCTTCAAGCTCAGCTAGTTGCGCCTCAAACAGCTGGCGCTGCTCATCATTTGCACCAGCCAGTTCTTGACGAGCCTTATCCAAGGCTTTTTGTAACATTCGCTCTTCTTTCTCAGCTTCTTTGATGGCTTTCTCCATCTCACGCTGGGCCCGTTCCTCCTCTCGCATCTGCTCACGGATCTGGCGCTGTTCCTCACGCTCTTGTTGCTGAAGCTCATATGTCGCGACAGCCCATTTCAACTCTTCAAGCCGAGCATCGAGATAGGCCTGTTCAATTCGAGCGCCGCGAAATGACATGCCGTTGTGGTTCACCAAAGTAAAGGCGTCAATGATCTCTTGTTTTATCTTCCCATAGTTGTCGGACTTGACCCTGCTAAGAGCAGAATCGACCTTCCCATTGAAAGCATCGACAACAAAATGGATAGCAAATTGGCGGCGATATGAGCTGCTGTAATCGCAGTTACCAGCCTGGTTGCTCTGGATCAGGTGCCTAACATTTTTACGCGCAATCTTTAGTTGTTCACCGGCTTGCTTGTGACTATACGACTCAGCAAGATCATCCAAAACACTATGGTTCGGAATGATGTACTCATCACTGTAACCTTCAATTGCATTTTTCATTGCTTGAACAGTGCGCTCTAAAAACGCAGATAACTCTTTGTCTTTAGATATTTTTTCATTTATTTCAAGGCTGCTTTTCTCCAGCTCAGCCATGAGCTCAGCAACTTTATCTTCAGCATTAATAACCAGCATTCTGGTGTACCGCTCTGCATCTTCAATTGGCTGCAGCTTCGCCTCCATCTCGGCATTTCGCACTGCCATTTTCACCAGTGCAGAGTCCGCATCCCTCAACTTTGCTTCAAGTAATCGCTTCCTTCGGTACAAGACAAATGCCAAGACATAGGGGCCGAAGAAAACCAGCAGCCCAATGAACACTTCCATAACCCACCCCAAGTAGTTGTTGTTAAACCGGATTCAAGCATCTCGTTTCAAGGTCTCATTCTAACCTCTTCGCTTGCTGCTAAAAAACACCATAAAAAAACACACACCATAGATTGACGAAACGCACACCATTGGTTACTGTATTTCTCGTAGACACACACCAGTTAAAAACAAGTGCGAAAGACGACCCCAGCCGGAGGGCCAGCGAAAACTGGCAGCGGTGGCAACAGACCGCTTGGGGATATAACACCGGCAACCGGGCTGATTCACCTCCCCGCTCTCCCCTTGAAAGGTGTAATGCGTGCCGACAAGGGTGACCGGAAAACAAAATCAGTGACCGGCTGGCAGCTGGAAAGACAGCGAAGTTAAAGCGAACGAAGCGAGTGGCGGGTCTGACTCCCCAGCCACCCACCCGGTGAAAGGCCGGGACACAACTGGGATTGCATTGCAGGTGAGCCTAGGCCCATGGGGTACCGCACGAGAGACCCGGTGACCAGTGCAATCCGCAGTTGTGGTGAATAGGCAGGCTGATGCTACGCCCATCGGTGCGGCTCAAGTCCATGAGGGGCTTCCTCGAAAACAGAGCATGCCGGGATCAGCACCGGCCACCACAACAAACCGTCAGTTGGGCAAGTCGAAAGACCTCAGCGCTGACTCCGGATAGGGTAACCGGAAAACGCAATCCTCTAGGCACATGTGGCCTGATAAAACGAGGCAGGTATAGAGCCCTGCGGGCCTAGAGGATGAAACACGGAGATTCGGCAAGCGGTATGCCACCTCATTTGGGATGAGGGATTCACAGGTTCGATCCCTGTATCTCCGACCAATTATTGGCGTCGTAACTGGGTAACCAGGCCGTCAATGGGAGTGTAACTACGACTCAAGCTCCCCAGCCATGGCAGTAACAGCGGTGAGGACACCGACCGCGGTAGGCCCCATGGGGTACGAAAACCCATCCGCTCTGGCGATGTAAAAGGCCAGAACACAACTGCATTGGCACTGCGCGACCAGCCGCGAAACTGGCACGGAGTGTATAGGCGAAAGGAAGCTTAAGTACCGAGGCTGAACCAGCACCGGCCCAGTGGGTTAGCTTGTTGGGGATGCCCTGATAAATATCGGAGCCTGCTTCTCAGTCAGTGCCAATGACAGTTGTGGTGAAACTCCTGCTGAGGTTGGGATTGACCCGTAATAAACCTCTCTAATGGTCTTAAAGACACAGGGAAAAAATAGAGGACGTTGTTGCCCCTCCACCACAGCCAACCGATTTGACCACCCCAAGGAGGTGATCATATCTCCCACCGCAGGGTTACGCGGTCGCCTGGTCCCGCTGTGAAGCGCCACCCAGGCCCTCGCCGAGAGGCGACAGTTTCGAAATGGTAGGTCTGCCCGTGAGGGCGCACTGGTGCCGACAACAAGAACGGCTGACTCGCTGTGAAGCGCTCAGCCTCACCACAGGTGCAACGCATGTGGTTACTACTCCTGATGTTGATCTGGCTGCTCGGGCTGGCTGCTGACCAACAAGCAACACCAACCGTCACCTCCATGGCGGCGCCATCAAGGGCTGTTCCACCGCTCACGATGGCACAGGGCTCCAGGCCCTGCCAAACCAGCCCGACATGTTCTCTCCTGGCCCCGGCAACGGGGCCCTTATCCCACAAGCGATAGCGGCCCAACAGCGGGTCACGGCCTCCTATTGCCTGTCGCTTGTGTGATGAGACCAATTTCAGAGATAGCGGAGGCAGCCATGCACCCAAGCGAGTTCATTGCCAAGCACATCAAGGCAACGCTGGAGAAAGAGCAATTCCCCCCCCCATGCGATCTCGCTGGGCGTGGCTGAAGCCAAGCGCTATTTCGACCGGACACCCAGCTTTGCCAAAGGAAAGGTGTTCGATGAGTGCCTCAAGGCGGCCCGCGCAGTAGCAAGGATCGCGAAGAAGGCGGAATCGGCCAAGCAGGCCAAGCCCTGATCCGGGGTACGGGTCGCAACGAGTGAGGAAAGACCATGAAACAGCGCATCGAACCAGTAGAGGTGCAGCGGGATCAGCAGGGGTTCTGGGTTCACCCTGACTTCCCTGACTTTGGTGAAACACTTGGCAGCCAATTTACCGAGTGGCAGCAGGAGCAAGGCATTGATTGCTCTTTTGTATCCATGGAAGAGGACTTGCCAGAAGGCATGATCGAGCGATGGGAAACTGACGGTGATTACATCCAGCTTGTCACTGAATGGACACCTACTCCTCCTGCCAGCTCTGATTGGTTCCTGCTAGGAATCTGGGATACAGAAGATGGCCCCGTTGCTTTGTTCGCCCGCCATAGCAAGGAGGTTGCATGAGCCAGCAACTACCAGAGCTGCTCCAGCGCCTGCAGCTTTCGTTAAACACTCAGGGCGGCCGTTTCACTGCTGACCCGTTCTTTTGCGTGTTCTCCAAGCGCGAGATTGTTGTTGATGCTGACTATGACCACGACCGGATTTTTTGGTGGCATCAAGAAAAGCACGTAGAGGCCTCAGAGACGACTGAGCGAAGACTGGAGAGCCTCCGACGGGATGGCCGCGAAACTGGCGACTGGGTAAAGCTGGCCGTCAAAGAGATCGACAATTTCGAAACAGCCTGCTTCACAGAGCAGGGCTGCAAGGACTTCCTCGAGATCCAAGGCCACAACCTGCGCAAGCCGTTCATCTACGCCACTAGCCTGTTCCGCAACAGGGAAATGATCGCCCTGCGCGAGGCGTTGATGGCGGGTCAATTCGCAGATGTGAATGAACTGAATCGGCTTAAAGAAGAGCAGGCAGCCCTCATCGAATTCATCAAAGAGACAGCCGATGTTCTTGATGAGCTGAGCAGTGAAATTCTGACCTCACGCCTTAAGGGTGGAGCAGCCGGCGCGGCATCCGGTCTGCGCAAGGCTGCGGCTCGCCTTTCAGATGCGTTTTGTGTGGAGAGTGCAGCATGAACCACTACGCCCAAGCACTGGCAGAGCTCCAGCTCCAGCCTGACCACGAACTCAAGCAGATCGGCGACCAGTGGCAGACTCCCAAGCCGCTAGCCTGGGGGCTGTTCCACCACTTCGCCCCCACACTGGGGCCGGTGGTGCTCGACATGTTCGCCGACGACTGCAACGCCCTGGTGCCGAACTACTACGATGCGGCCGACAACGCCCTCACTCAAGAGCTGGCATCCGACCTACGCCGCCTGGGTGGTGCAGCCTACGGCAACCCGCCCTACTCCCGCCCATGCGTCGATGGTGAGGGCAACCACATCACCGGGATGGAGCCAATCCTCAACTTCTGCCGCGAGCAGCGGGCGCAGGGCGCCAAGATCATGCTGCTCATCAAGGCCGCTACCAGCGAAACATGGTGGCCAGAGGATGCAGACTTTATCCAGTTCATCAGCGGCCGCATCGGCTTTGAGGTGCCGATCTGGTACGTCCCGCGTGATCCGAAGAAGGACAAACCAAGCTCCAGCGGTTTCGCCTCCGCCGTGGTGATCTTCGATGCCAGCTGGCATGGCGAGCGCCGCCCAGAAGCCCGCCTGCGCCGTGACGACCTGATCACCACAGGCCAGATCATCCTCGACATGATCCACCGCCAGGCTGTTGCGCTCAACGAAGAGGCCAGCCAAGCGATTGCCAAGTCAGTCAATGCAGAGCCCGCCATGCTGCAAGACCTGCCTGCCGTTGCAACGCCGGCGGAGTGGGAGCCTCCGGTGGCAACCGATAACCAGACCAATGAGGCCGCTGCCCAAGAGCTGGCTTTGTTGGAGTTTGGCGAAGATAAACATGCTGATCAGGTTGAGTCGGTCACGACTATTGGCACACATCACCCTGACTATGCCGAGCCCGGTCTTTATCTGGTTCGATATGTCGATGAAGTTGCCGAGCTCTCAGATGCAGACCAGAACACCCTGCGCAGCTATCTGAAAGGGTGGTTTGATGAAGGCGAGTCACCGTCCGAGATCTGCTATCGCCTCACGCTGGCGGCAGCCAACCTCAAAGCAGGCAAGCAGGTCCATGACGGCTTTGTGGTGCGCGGTCGTACACCGACACTGCCACACTGGCAGCGCCACCCTGCTGTCAAGGCGGTGATCTACCAGATTGACGATGCAGACATCCTGACACCGGCCAAGACGTCCGAACTGGCAGGCTGGGTCATCGACAACCTGACAACCAGCTTTGATCTGGTGGAGCTGGCTGCAGCCAAGGCTGCCGAGTTGCTGGCGCAGAGTGCCGCACCTGTGCAGAGCGAACAGCAGCTTGAGCTGTTAGGTGGGTCTGAGCATGAACAGGATACCCACCAGCTAGACGAGGCAACCAACATCAAGCCCCTAGAAGACTGGGCCTTCGACTATCAGAACGACGAGCTTAATCTGGGCGGCGCCGAGTGGTCGTGCTTCGTCGCCGTGTTGACCGTGCTCTACGGCGACAAGGAGCATTACACCGCCAGGGAGGTGGCGATCGCCATCTCCATCAGCGATGAGCAGCTCATGGACGAATACACCACCCTGCACGAGGAAACCAAGGTGCTACTGCGCAAGGCTGTCTCCACTCTGAAACAGGTTGAAGGATACAACTTCACAGAGTCTTTCCCCATGCTCGACCGGCACCGCCAAGAGGCCGTCATCGCTTTGCTGAACGCCCTGCACAACGACCCGAGCCTCAGCCCAATCACGCAAAAGAGTGTGATGATCAACGCCATTACCCGAGTGAATGAGGTTATGGCATGAGCATTGACATCCTTTCAATTAGAAATCTTGTTGATGCAGGTGCGCTATTTGTATCAAACCATTCTGGTGGAAAAGATAGCCAAGCGATGCTTATAAAGTTGCTCGATCTAATCCCGCATAACCAGCTCATCGTTGTGCATGCTTCACTCGGCACGGTGGAATGGCCAGGCGCGATGGAGCTTGCACGCGACCAAGCTGCAGATGCCAGCCTGCCGTTTATCGTGGCTACAGCTCGCAAGACCCTGCTGGAGATGGTCGCCCGTCGCTTTGAGACCCGCCCGGAGGTACCGAGCTGGCCATCTGCCAGCACGAGGCAATGCACCAGCGACCTGAAACGCGGGCCTATACAACGAGAGATCAGGGCGTAGGCGAAGGCCAACGGCTTTAAGACCATCGTCAACTGTCTCGGATTACGGGCGCAGGAATCGCCGGGAAGAGCGAAGCGCAAGGCCTTTCGCAAGAACGAGACAGACTCCAACTCAGTGCTTACCTGGTACGAGTGGTTGCCGGTTCACGAGCTGCTTACCGAAGAGGTATTCGCCACCATCAGAGATGCAGGTCAGGATCCGCACTATGCCTATGCGCTTGGCAATGAGCGTTTGAGCTGCGTGTTTTGCATCATGTCTAGCCGGAATGACCTGAAGAACGGGGCTGAGCATCGCTCTGAGTTGCTGAAGCAATATGCCGAAATGGAAGTCATCACTGGATACACGATGCATATGAGCCGCATCCCAATCTTGGAGCTAACAGCATGACCACTTCAAACAGCCAGAAGCTGATCTGCAGCAAAGGCCTGAAGAAAGACCGATCGGCGGCCGAAGCGCTCAAACGCCGCCAGCAGAAGCGCAATGAAATCGAACTCCGCCAGCTGGCCCGCCAGTATGGCATTGACCACAAGGAGATGCAGTGATGACCAATCAGACCCCGGCAGCTCACTGGCGCGAGAAAGGCGAGCCGGATCCGCACGGTAGCTACTACGACCGCGAGCGAGCACAACTGGCGCTTGGCGACCTTACCGATGACGAACTGGCCAATGCTGTCTTTATGCACGGCGATGACAAGCCATCTATCGCAGAGATCATCGCTGGCACAGCCAAGATGCCGATCGTGTACCTCACCGCTGCCAAAGAGCGGATCCGCTGGCTGTCTCGCAAGGTTGAGGGAAGCAAGCAGCGCCACAAGGAACTCATCAGTCTGCTGACCGATAGCCTCGACGTTAACAAAGCCCTTGGGTTTCTGATTGAGAGCAGCAGCAACCCCGGCAAGGATGAGGCGCTCGAGATCCTCGGTGCTCACGTTGCAAAGTGCGAGCAAGCGCTCGACATCGAGCCGGAGACGCAAGGTGACACCGTGACAGAGGCCCCATGCTCCAAACATGTGGCGTGGAGAATGATGTCTGGTGACTGGCGGGATGAGCTCGTTTCAATCCATGGCCCTGACGGACTCATCGCCAGCGGCCTCACAGTAAACCAGGCGACAGCAATCATCGCCGCTCACGGAGGTGTCAGCGATTCGAGTCAAGGCGGTGCAGCATGAGCATCGTGCAGGACATGGCCGAGTGGATTCACGGCAGAGAAGGCGGGGCCATCAGTGCCGAGGTGGCAGCCGAGTTCACCCTCACTGTCAGCGAGGCCAGCATTGTTATGGGGCAGATCCACAGAGAGTCCCGCTTCACTACCCGGGTTGAGCACTTCCGTCTGGTCGGGGATAACGGCCGTGGCCGCCACACTCGCCGCCTCTATGTTGACGTGGTGAAGCCGCCGCAGTGGCGCAAGACCCCGGTGATAGGCACTTGCGGGGATCAGGTGGTCAGGTTCGACAGCGTCACCGACGCCGAGACCAAGGGCGGATTTGTCCGAGTTGGCATCACCCGCTGCCTTGCCGGCCAGCAAGAGAAGCACGGCGGGTACAGTTGGGAAATTGCCACACAAGAGAAGCGAGGGGTTGTTAATGGGTAATCGAATCGGAAAGTTTGCAGTGAGCGGGCACAACATCAGACCTGGAAATTATGAGCTGATGCGGGCTATCCAGAAAGACATGGTCGTGTTGCACATCGAGCACAACGTGTTCAAAGACGAGGCGGTGTTCACCGCTGAGCATCCTGCATTTGATGAGATAGGCGAGGGGGCAATAACTCCAACGTATGTAGTCGAAGTTGATGTTGATGACAACGATCAAATGTTCGTTGAGTTCAAGCGAGATCACGATGATGCATAAGTACAGCTACACCCTGAGCGCCGCGACAGAACTGGGCTCTGCGCCGGATCGCCTGACCGGCACCATCGAGGCACACCACCCGATGACCCACCAACAGATCAGGCTGGCCGCCATCGACAAGGCCCCAGCCCAGTATCTCAACTTCAACGAGCTGGAGTACCGGGAGGAAGCCAGTGAATAGCAGACAACGGCGAAAGCAGGCCGCCGCAGAGCACCAGCTTAAACGAGAGGAGCGTGAGCTTCAGCGAAAGCTGCAAGCCATGCGCAACGGTCCACCGCCGCGCAACTTACGCACCTCTCTTGTCATGTGTGCCATGGTCGCAGCGCTGAGCTCGGCCCCGGCAATAGAGATCAGCGAGCCACAATGGAAACTGAAAAAGCGAAGGGCGTAGCCATCCTGGTGATCGCCACAGTGATACTGGCCACCCTGGCCGCGATGTAACAGATAACAACTGTCCGGGAGGACACGATGAGCACCAAACTCCACCAACGCAATTACCGCGATGATATGGCTCAGGCCATCCAGCAAGAGCAGTCAGGCAACTTTGCCGATGCTGCGCTCTCCTACAAGAAGGCCCAGCACCACGCCGCCAGCGCCAATATGCTGAGCAAGGCCAAGTTCGCCATGGCCCGCCGCATTCGCTGCCTCAAGAGCGCCAAAGATCCAGAGTGGCGCCAGGTAAACGAGAAGTTCCAGCAACTCCACCAGACGCTGGAGGCTCGCTGATGGCCAGCCGTGGTATCAACAAAGTCATCCTGATCGGCAATCTCGGTCAGGATCCGGAAGTGCGCTACATGCCGAGCGGCGGCGCTGTCACCAATATCACCCTGGCCACCTCTGAAACGTGGCGTGACAAGCAGACGGGAGAGCAGAAGGAGCGCACCGAGTGGCACCGCGTAGTGTTCATGGGCAAGCTGGCCGAAGTGGCTGGCGAGTACCTGAAGAAGGGCTCTCAGGTCTATGTGGAAGGCAAGTTGCAGACCCGCAAATGGCAGGACCAGAGCGGCCAGGAGCGCTACACCACCGAGGTGCTGGTCGATAGCTTCACCGGCGTGATGCAGATGCTGGGCGGCAGGCCACAGGGTACCGGTCAGCAGCAGGCACCAGCCTCGCAGCCACAGGGCGGATATGGACGACCACCCCAGCAGCCAGCCCAGTCAAACCAGAACTACAACGAGCCACCACCTCAGTTTGACGACGATATCCCGTTCTTTAGATTCGCAGGACACCCATCGCTGATGAACTGCATCTGAGGCACGACAGAACAACCGGTGGCTCGCTGCGGCAGCCATTCTCGCCGTGAGGCGTAATGAAATAGGGGGCTCAAATGCCGTTTCATATCCTGACAGAACAGGAACTGGAAGAGCTTACTGGCTATGCAACACCATCAAAACAGAAAGAGGTATTGCAACGGAACGGGATTTATTTCGTTGAGGGAAAAGGCGGTAAAATCCGCACAACAAGCGAGAATATAAGGTGGCCGCTGCCAACATTGGCAGGGAGAGGTATGTCACCACGAGATGGTGATGGGTTTAACTTAGAGGCAATCTAATGGGGAGACCCAGAAAGTCTGACACTTGGTTACCCCCAAGGGTTTATAGGGGCAAGTCAGCATTTGAATTTCATCCTCGTAGCGGTGGAGCCATTCGCTTGGCTCCGCTTGCAGCAACGCAATCTGCCGTCTGGGCCGCATATGAACACATGATGGCCGAGCAGGATGGAGATACGATCAAACGCTTAGTTCATGAATTCTTTGAATCGGCAGACTTCAATGACCTGAGCGCTACGACTCAGAAGGATTATAGAAAATACTCCATACCCGTTATCAAGGTATTTGGCGGTATGGACCCGTCACGAGTCGAGTCACCACACATCCGAAAGTACATGGATAAACGAGGCCAAAACTCGAAGGTCCAAGCCAATAGAGAGAAGGCCTTTTTCTCCCGGGTTTTCCGGTGGGCATACGAACGGGGAAAGGTGAAAAGCAACCCTTGCCAAGGGGTTCGCCAGTTTAAAGAAAAGGCCAGGACAAGGTACATAACCGACCTAGAATTTCAGGCTGTTATGGACGCTGCAAGGCCAGCTGTCAGAGTTGCCATGGAGCTGAGCTATCTGTGTGCCGCTCGGAAAGGTGACGTTCTCGCGATGAGGTGGTCACAGGTCGGCGAAGAAGGCATAACCATCCAACAGAGCAAGACCTCAAAGATCCAGATCAAGGCATGGTCACCAAGATTGATCGCAGCAATAGAACAGGCAAAACAACTTGCCGGATCGGTGGTACGTTCGTCCTATGTGATCTGTAAGCCAAATGGTACCCCATATACAGACAACGGTTTTAATGCTGCTTGGAGGGAGGCCGTGCTGACGGCAAGGGAACAAACTGGTTGGCCTATGGACTTCACCTTCCACGACATCAAGGCGAAGGCCATATCCGATGTAGAAGGTAGCAGTCGTGATAAGCAGCGGATCAGCGGACACAAAACGGAGGCGCAGGTTGCAGCTTACGACCGTTCAATCGAAGTTGTCCCTGCTGTTGATAGCGTGAAAAAACGCTGAAATATTAGGACAGAGTATTAGGAAGTTTTAGGAATGATGTAAAACAAAAAGGCCGCTATCACTAGCGGCCTTTGTAAATCATTGAATTACTTCTAAATAACTGGTGCCCGAGGCCGGAATCGAACCGGCACGCCTCGAAAAGCGAGGGATTTTAAATCCCTTGTGTCTACCGATTTCACCACTCGGGCACCGCAATCGGTATCAAGCTCGCGTGGCGGGCTTGTCAATATGGAGGCACGTTCCGGAGTCGAACCGGACTAAACGGATT